TGTCAACTTTGATGCTTTTAAAAGAGAGAGTATTAGATACTCTCTCGTCCAATTACTGACTTATCTTCCAGGTTATTATTTACTATATTAATATAACTAATTTAAATAGATTGAATTAAAACCACACAAAAACTAAAAGAAAAAAAAGTGGTAAATTGTTAATTATTTATTCTCACATCATTCCTCGGGCCGACCGCAACTTGTTTTTTCTCGATTACTAAAGATTTGTTACAATTGCATAAACAATTAAAAGAAATAAAACAAGATACTCCTTCATCTACACAATCTGCACAAAATATAACAAACCAATCAATATTTGTTGGGAGTACTACAGAACTACAAAAACTTTTAAAAGGTAAGATGCAAGAAATACGACAGTTAGAATCAGATGATAGGTGATAAAAATTCATATCTTGGCAATCCAAATCTAAAGAGAACAAATGTTCCGGTCAACTTTACTCAAGAACAGGTTGAAGAATATTTAAAGTGTTCTCAGGATCCTGTCTATTTTATGAAAAACTATATCAAGATTGTCAACCTTGATAAGGGTCTTGTTAATTTTGAATTATATCCATTCCAAGAAAAACTTGTGAATTTAATAAGAGATAATCGTTTCGTTATTGCTAAGATGCCTCGTCAGTGTGGTAAATCTACAACTATTATATCTGATATTTTACATCATGCATTGTTCAATCCAAATCAGACAATTGCTATTCTAGCAAATAAAGAAAAATTGGCCAAGGGTCATATGGATCGTCTAAAGACTGCGTATGAAAACCTACCAAAGTGGTTACAACAAGGAGTCAAAGAATGGAATAAACATTCTATTGAACTTGAAAATGGTTCTAAAGTTATAGCATCAGCAACATCAGCTTCTGCAATTCGTGGTGGTTCTTTTAACTATATTCTTCTCGATGAGTTCGCACATGTCCCTGAAAATATAGCAAATGATTTTTATAGTTCAGTGTATCCGACTATTACAGCCGGTAAAACATCAAAGATGGTAGTTATTTCAACTCCATATGGTTTGAATCTTTTTTATAAATTGTGGATAGAGTCAATAGAGGGCAGAAACAGTTTTAAACATATTGATGTTCATTGGTCTGATGTTCCTGGTAGAGATGATGAATGGTATAGAAGAGAAATTCAGAACCTGGGTGAAGACAAATTTAGAACAGAACATGAATGTGATTTTATCGGTAGTACAAACACTTTAATTTCTGCAGATAAACTTAGAACTATGGTATTCAAATCACCGATTCATACAACAAATGATGGTCTTAAAGTATATGAAAAACCAGTTATAGATTCTAAAAATCCTGCAAATAACCATACCTATGTTCTTACAGTAGACACTGCCCGTGGGACTGGTCAAGACTATCATGCATTTACTATTATCGATATAACAAAAACTCCATATAAAGTTGTTGCTACATTTAAAAATAATGAAATATCACCAATGGTATACCCAAATATCATATACCCAATTGCTAAACAATATAATGATGCCTATATCTTGGTTGAAATAAATGACATCGGTGGTCAGGTAGCAGACTTATTACATAATGAGTTGGAATATGATAATATTTTAATGTCGAGTATTAGAGGCAGAAAGGGTCAAACTCTAGATGGAGGATTTGCTGCTGGTAGTCAAGTCCAGTTGGGTCTTAGGACTACAAAGGCTGTAAAGCGTCTAGGATGCTCTATATTGAAATCTCTAATAGAATCCAACAAGTTGCTTATAGCAGACTACGACATCATACAGGAACTTGTGTCATTTATTGCAAAAAATAATTCATTCGAGGCTGACAGTGGACATAATGACGATTTAGTTATGTGTATGGTATTGTTTGGTTGGTTAACTACTCAAAACTATTTTAAAGATTTGACAAACATGGATATAAGAAAGACTGTGTTTGATGAAAAATTGAAACAATTAGAGGAAGAAATGACACCATTTGGGGTAATTGATGATGGTATTGCTATGAATGGTGAGGAAACTGACTCATCTGGGACAGTCTGGAGTGATGTAGAAAATAGAAATAATGATTTTTATACATAACCTTAGACCAAAATAGGCGAATAAGGAGAGAAAAATGGCATTCCAATTAAGTCCCGGTGTAGAAATCAGAGAATTTGATCTTACTTCAGTAATTCCTGCCATTGCAACAACCCCTGCTGGCTATGTCGGCATGTTCCAATGGGGTCCAGCAGAGCAAAGAGTATTAATCTCAAGCGAGAAAATGTTAAAAGATGTTTTTGGAGTACCACATTCCAACTCCACATTAGGGGTATCATGGTTTGTTGCTTCAAATTTCCTATCTTACGGTGGAGCACTACAGGTAGTAAGAGCTTTAGGAACAAATGATAAAAATGCAAATAATGACGGATCTAGTTCTGTTGTTATTAAAAATAGATCAGACTATGAAAATAAAGCCGCAGCAGCAACTTGGAAATATGCTGCGAGATATCCAGGATCTTTTGGTAATGGACTACAAGTGGTTGTTGTAGATGGAGATGCTCCTAACACAAATACTGATACAGAGTGGACTCTCTACACAGACACTTATGGAATTCCAGACACATCATCATTTGCTGCAAGTTTGGGAGCAACAGACGACGAATTCCACATCATCGTTCTTGACGGTGAAGGAAAATGGTCAGGTGTTCCAGGCACAGTTCTCGAAACATTCTTAAGAGTATCAAAAGGAAAGAATGCAAAAAATGCTGATGGTACAACAAATTATTGGAAAAATGTTGTAAATAATAAGTCACAATATATTTGGGCAGGTGTTGGGGAAACAACAGGATTTGCTTCAGGTGGATCAACTAACTGGGATACTGACATCACTTCAACAAGCGATTTTAAGGTTTTAGCAGAAGCAAAGACATATGCCCTATCTGGTGGCAATGTAGAAACAACCAAAACTGATGCAACAATCGCTGATGCATATAGCACATTCTTTGGTAATTCTGAAGAAGTAGATGTTTCATTGCTAATTGCTGGCGATTTGGACGCATCAAATGCAAAGAAAGTTGTTGAGGTTGCAGCAAATCGTCAAGATTGCATCGCATTTGTTTCACCTTCAGCATCAACATTAGGCGGATTAACATCTAATGCAACAATTTTTTCAACAATTAAAGATTACAAAACAACTGTTGGTAACTCATCTTATGGTGTCATGGACGGGAATGCAAAATATCAATACGACAGATTTAATGATCGTTTCTTATATGTACCTCTCTGTGGTGATATCGCAGGGTGTTGTGTAAGAACTGATAATACAAAAGAACCTTGGTTCTCACCAGCAGGTTATGATCGTGGTCGTATCAATAATATAGTTAAACTTGCATGGAACCCACCAAAGGAATATAGAGATGATTTATACAATCTAAGTATCAATCCTGTAGTAACTTTCCAAGGTTCGGGTGCAATTCTCTTCGGTGATAAGACTCTACAAACTAAGCCAAGTGCTTTTGATAGAATCAATGTTCGTAGACTATTTAATGTTCTAGAGAAGACAATTGCTACAGCAGCAAAGTTCCAACTCTTTGAATTCAATGATGCATTCACAAGAGCACAATTTAGACAACTAGTAGAACCATTCCTACGAGAAGTGCAAGGCAAGCGTGGTCTAACATCATACGCAGTAGTTTGTGACGAATCAAACAACACCCCAAGTGTTATAGATCAAAATCAATTCGTAGCAGACATCTTCGTTGCACCATCTAGAAGTATCAACTTCATCCGTCTAAACTTTGTTGCAACACCAACTGGAGTAACCTTCGCAGAATTCGGTGGTTAATTATAAAAAAGGCATATAAATAAAGAGGATCAAGGAGATTTAAAAAAATGTCAATCGCTAATTCGTCAATCAACTCATTCATGTCAAACTTCGACGGCGGCTCAAGACCAAATCTTTACTCTGTAAATTTGTCTTGTCCAATCCTCGGTGCCTTACCAGTGTTGCAATTCTATTGCAAGGCAGCAACATTACCTTCATCAATCTTGGGTGAAGTAAATGTTCCATACTTAGGTCGTATGGCTAAGTATCCCGGTGATCGTCAGTTCGAAGACTGGACAATTGATATTATCAATGATCAAGGAATGACACTAAGAAGTGCATTTGAGAGATGGAGTGAAGCATTCAATACTTATGCTGGAAACGCAACTGCATTCCCAAATCCAAGAGCAGCATTTGGTACAGCAGTAGTTGCACAATTAGCAAGAGATTATAGTGTAGTAAAATGGTATCAATTCTTTGATGTTTGGCCAGATAATATTGCATCTGTACAATTAGGTTATGATCAAAATGATACTGTGTCAGATTTCCAAGTAACATTCAAATATTCATACTTTATCAGTAGTTCTAGTAGATTCAATGCTACTGGTGTACCGGGGGTTGCAGGTATTGGTCCTGGTGCAGTAGCAGCCGCAGGAGCAACTGGATTCGGTCTACCAGGTTTTGGTGG